AGGAAAAGTAGTTACATTATAGCGGGAGCGCGTTCTTAAAACATAATTATACAATTAATATTGACATATATACGAAATACTATCGACGCACGCCTTCCTTGACCGCTATAAGGTGCACAAATTACGGATTGTGCAAACACCACGTTATACATTGAGGACGTTACTAATGCCGCACTAAATACGTACGACACACACCAAACATGACCCGTTGCTTTCGCTGATCAATAACCGGTGAGAACCTCGTGTCTATCCGCTTCGCAAGAAACTTCACTGTCACGACATATAACGATAACTATTTAAATAAATGATTAAAATAGGTTTAGTTCATCAGCAGACTTTCCAGATCTTCTATGTTAGTATCTGGCCACCAATCGAACTCATCCGACGTAAAGACCATCCCTTCAAACATTTCCACACTCGAGTAGTCGCACCCTTCGACCATTACGGTTGCCTGTTTTTCAATCATTCCGGCTTCCCATACCTTGAAGTCAAACTTCACTTCTACTCCTATCTCCTTCAGCTCTGCTACAAACTGGGCACACTCTTTCTCTCCATGGTGCGCCATCATGGTCACTGCTGTTTCTACCTGCTGACTCGCAATGACTAAGTCACCCTCATTACGTTTTCTCTGCCAGAGCACCTCACGGTGGATGACTTTGAGTGGCAGGGGCGCTGCCACGTATCTTTCGCGAACCACAAAGGGCGACTTCAAAAAAGTCAACTCCGTCAACGGGTCACAAGCTGTTATCTCAGCTGTCTTATTTGCGGCAGTGACATCCATCCCCACCTGTTTCGCGTACTGTTGAAACGACACGCGATTGAACGACTCCAATAGCTCCGATTCTGCTGCTATGATGATATCATCACCATACGTCAAAAAATCCGCCTCCTCATCGAACTTATCCATCAATCCCGGCTTTCCTATTTCCCACCTGGTCAACATGTACACACAGTACACCAACCACACGTTTGTGACGGAATTAAACACGTCCGTCATCGGATTGCCCGAATTATTTCCTTGAGACGTTTTTGTTAGATAGTATCCTACTATCACGTACGAATCGCGTAATTCTGCAATCAACGCATGTCTCTCTCGTCTTCCTTGTTGCCCATAGTAGTGATCAGTTACCGCAAGGAAAAAGTCAGACGCTTGCTGTTGCACCGTACCATCATAATTCTTGAAATCCACATCGAATCCCATTCCTCCATGACCATTCAATTTCTCGTAGTACTTGCCCCACACTGCATCCTTGTCCTTACCAATTCCATGATGCAACACAAATCCCGCACGCGAACGATAATCATCCAAAAATTGTCCAAAGTACCTACGCAACAAAAGCGTATACTCTAATCCTGGTTGGATGAACACTCTCGTCTTCACGGCGTCTATCTTCCGTTGTTCCACTAACTCGTCCTTGAGCGTAGCCATCCAC